ATCAATTTTGCCTATCCATTGTTCTAAGAATTTAATCTTTTTATTAATTACCGCAAAATCATTCTCAGAATTTGTTGGCTCAGAAACCTTTGGTGTTCTTAGCCACTTATCTAATTCTGGTAAATCTGATATAGCTGATGAGTGTTGCTCTGGTGGAACTTCGCCAATAGGTGTTTCAATTGGAGCAACTTCTATTAACACTTCCTCTGTTACAGGCGCAACAGATTCTACCAATTCTGGATTTTGTTCAATTATTTCCTGGCGTTTAGATTTTAGAGCAGACAGTTCTGCAAACAAAGAACCTAGATCTGTTTTAACAGATTCTTTAACTTGCTCTTCGATTTTTTTGGACTGTTTATATTTGGGATCTTGAGATTTCACTTCAGACAACTGAGAAAACAATTCCCCAAGATCACCCTTGATGTGTTCTTTAATCTCTTTTGCAGCAATGGCTTTAGGATCTGTTTTCTTACCCTCTGCCATCACCTTAAAAAAATCATTTAAATCATTCATATCGCAGACGCCAACACCTTTGCTGCTGAAATGATATATCGACAAGCGATTTCATCTGATGCTAGTTCTTGTTGCGCTCTAATATCAGCAATTTCTTGTAGTAAATATTGATATTCATCTGCGGATAAATCACCACGTTCGTAGTTGTCACGAATAACTAAAATCTCATTCGCAAGATTAGAAGATGGTCCACCCATTCCTGCGTGGTTTCTTAAGTCGTCCATAATGCTCATTATCTTCCCCTCCATGCATCTTCTACTACTTTAATGCGTGTCTTTTGTAGATTTAAAATAGACTCACAAAACTTTTCGTTCTTAGAGCTATTGGCTTTTAGTAATGCAGATTCCAACTGATCAATTGCAGGTGCTTGTGGATCACCACGAACTGCACTATAAACTTTTAGATGGTGGACTCTATCAATCAAATCACTCCATTGTTTGTCTGAACAATTGATCTTATTAATCTTAATATCAATCGCTATGATATGATCAAACATGACTGGATCATGTGGCTTTGGAAGTATTAATGAACACCCAGATAAAAATAAAGCGCATACTAATAGCAGGTGTTTCACTTCATAGCCTTTCTGAGATCATTATATAAAGCATCTTTATGATTCGGTTCCATCATAGATGGAAGATTAGAGTGGAATTCTTTTTTCTTACCAGCAGCGGCCAATTCACGCATCTTAGTACCAGAAACTCCAGTCACACCTTCTGAATCTGGGTCACGTTCACCAGCAGAGTGCAGAGTGATTGATTTAAAGTTATAGTAACCGTGTTTACCTTCTTTACCATTGTACGCTTTTAATAGTTTCTCATACTCAGGTAAACGATCTGAGCCAGCAACAATATGTAGATGCTCAACACCCTGTGCGTGTAAATCTGCTGCATGGTGCATAATAGTGGGTTTCTCTTTTGACGCACCTTCTATGTTAGTTCCAGGAAACGCATTTCTTGCATGAGTCACTTTAGTGTCAACATCAAGTGGGTTTTTCTTTGGGTCTTGACTATGCGACAAAACTAACTTGTGAACTGCATTATGCTGCGCAGCAACCTCATGGATCTTATTAACAACCTGCTCATGTCCAGCAGTTGGAGGATTCATACGACCATATGCAAGCACACCATGTTGACCTTCTGGTGCAGGTTTTCCACGTGCCTTTAATAGATTTTGACGAGCAAACTCTGCACGATTAACTAACTTAGTTGGTTCTGTCTTACCATTATGTGTATGACTGAAAACATATCCTTCTGGCTTAGAAGCAACACCGTTGATAGCATGAACATACTCACCTTCGTTAGATTCAAGAGTGCTAACTAATGCATTTTTGCCATCTTGTAGATGCTGGTGCATTTTAAACAAATTATTATAATGTTTCGCGTTTTGTTTAATATGGTTAAGATGACCTCGTAGTTCTTCTAACTTAGCACTCTTAGACTTTTCAGTTTTAAGTTTATCAATCATCTTCTGGTACTTACCAGCGATGTGTTCTTGTAAACCAGCAGCGGTCGGTTTTGAACCATCACGAACTGTCTGATTAATATATGTTGCCATATGTCCTTGATCACCAGCATGTGGCTCAACTGCGCTATACATCTGTAATCCATGTGTATCATGAATCTTTTTAGCTGCAGCCATATTTTTTATAAAGTCTTTTTGTGCTTTATCATCATATGTTACTTGGCTAGTGTCTAAATTAGCGGTGTGGTGATAAACATCTGGATGATATCCAAATGCTTTGGAACTATCATTAGAGATTGGTCCAGCTTTACCTTCTTTGTTATATTCTGTATGAACAACAATACCTAATTTAGACTTTTTAATAGTGTTGGCAATATCGCCTTTAGCAGTGTACGTGATAGTGTTTGGTGTGAAAGAAGCAGAACCATCTTTGTTGTGTTGAACATCTTCACCGCTATACATCAAGTCTCCTTGGTACATACCAGTTTTAGGTGTAACTTTTGGAAGATGTTCTAGTGCATGTTTTAATTTTTCTGCAAGACCAGGAGCATGACCATGATTACGATCAATGTCTTCTGGTGTGTAGTTAATCTTTGGGTTTTTATTGAATGCGGACTTAGATGCTACAAAGAACTTACCTGTTTCTGGGTGCCTACCAAATACAATAGAAGGCGATCCATCATACTTTGTAGTAAGAGCATTTGATTGTGCACCTGCAACCATATGCATATGAGCACCCATCAATGCACCATAGGCATGTTTGAATCCGTCATCTCCATGCATCAATGGACGATCTTCGGCATGGGTAATATGTTTTAATTTACCATCATCTTCATCTGCCTCTAAAAGAAGGTATGCGTTAAACCCAATCATTCTGGTTTCTCTCCTTTACGATTCATTAGACTCATGGAGCCAACATTACCCATCATTGGACCAGAACTACCTTTTACGTTTATCTGTGCTACATTTTTAATTACTGGGTTACCTTTTTTATCATACATTGGATTACCATTTTCATCATGTTCATGTCCTCTAACATATGCAGTTATACCGTCACCAGACTCAACACGTAAATTTTTAAATCTGGCAAAATGATCTTTTGCATATCCAGCTGCTTCGTGCACTTCCGGTTCAATACTTTTACCATCAGCAGAAATTCGATTATGTACAATCGTGTGTTCAAATACAGTGTTTGGAGCAAAACTTTTATAGAGAGTATTTCTTAAATCAGAATCATCAGTAGTTCCATCTGAATTAGTTTTAACTCTAGAATTTAATCCATTAGCAATTTTTTCAGTGATAGATTTTCTTACTTGAAGACTAGAGTCAACAGCAGATTGCGCACGATGTTTTGCTTTACCAAGCATCTCTTGTTGCTGCTCTGGTTTTAGACTATCGTAAGTACTTAACCAATTTCTACCATGCTCAATATATTTTTTATGTTTTGACTCTAACTTTTCACCACGATCTCTCATGGCTTCTAACTCTTCAATATGTTTTCTTAATCCTTCAACACCACCTTGTTTATCATCAGTCGCTATTGAATCTGCTTTCCATTGAGCATGGCGATCTTCTCTGCTTCCTTCATGATATCCCAACCCCCTCATTGCCTCTGTATGAGGTTCTTCCATTCTAGCAAATGTTCCCTCATCGTGACCAGACATCTTTTCTAGTGACGCGATTCCTGGATTTGCTAGGTTTGGATCGTTCTTACCGATTTTAGCAGAGATTGGTTCCCATCGAAGATGATTACCTTGATGATCTACAACCTGAACGATAAGATCAGCATTTGAATTAGGATCATGGATTTTAGTAGTTTTGTAGTGATCACCTGGAGTTAGATCACCATTCTTTTTGACAGTGTCACGATTAGAAGTCCAGTAAACTTTACCAACACGTTCACCTTTTTTAAAGCGTTCTTTTTTCCATGCTTCTGCTGCTCGCTTATTACCGTCAGAAATCATTGCTTGTTTTTCTGGATCCATTCTTTTTGAAATGTTTCCGTAGACGGTAGCAGGATCTCCGTTGTGGGCTGGATCTTCTTTACCAGAAGAACGATGGTGTTCTGGAAGAACTTTATCTTCAGATAAATGGCGGCAAAATTCTAGTTCATTGAACTTGCCCATATCATCGTTATCACGATTGTTCTTTGCTTCTAAAAGGAATTCTTCCCACAATTTCTGTTGTGGGATTGTTACTTCTTTTAAGAATGATTTGAATGTAAACATAATTAAACAGCTTTCCCTGCTGATTTTAAAGTGCTTAATGGATCGCTTTGTGAATCAAATTTATGAGCCTGTGTAGCAAATTTTCTTTCAATACCAGTTTCTGGATCTGTGTGATAAAAATGCGTCTGAGTTCCACTAGATGCGATTCTTATATTTTTAGGATTTTTAAAAATATGTTCAAAATCTTCTCCAGGATTAGATGCATGAAACTGAGTACCCTTTGCTGTTTCATATGATGTATGTTTTATAAAATTATGACCAGCACGTTGAGCAGGGGTTTTCTTGGCACTAAGAACATCACGAATATGAGAGACTACTGATTCGTGATCACCAGAATCTAGCTTATGTTGTAATTCAGCTGCATGGGAATGTGCAACTTGTCTAAGTAAAGACAGGTTTCGTTGTTTAATATCCGCTGCAGCTTTTACGTTTTTAGGGTGTTTTAACCACTCTTTTCTTTTATCACTATTTGTCAGAGATTGTAGTTCAGGGTGCGCAGTTAATATATCTTTTTTGTGTTTATTTGCTAATTCTCTAGCTTTACTACCACTAGATTCCATACCGAGAGAAGATGCAGGTACGTTTTTGCTAGATCTATCACTCACTTTTAGACTGATTCCATGATGAGTTATTTTACCAGTTTTTGGATGTCTGGTAGAAATGTAAATATCAGAAGAATCTTCTTTTTGTGTTGCCTTTTGACCAGTAACTTTTTCTGTGTCTCCAGGTTTAGAAGTGTGATGAACTGCTACAATTTCATGACCAGCTGGAAGGTGGCTTCTAATATGTTCAGCAGCCTTACGTGCTCGTTCATAAATTTTATTATAATCATCTGGATGTAGGGTAGCAGCTAGACGATCATGAGCCTGTTCTGGAGATTCTTTATGTTCATTTGGGTGCAGAGTCATGTGCTTTCCACCCAAAAGATGATAACCAACTAAATGCTCATGAAGAACACCCTTGGTGTTATTATCGACTTTACCCCTTTCTTGTTGGGATTCTGTTCCTGGCGCTGGTATTTTTGATTCAGAATTCTGTTCAAGAAGATAATCAATTTCTTCTATGATTTTATTAAGTTTTACATCTTCTGAAATAAAAGACTTGAAGTTTAACATCACTAGCCCTATTAGTAAAAAGTAAGTTTATTATACTAGACTTTGCAATAAAGTCAAGCAATATTTACTATTATTTAGGACGGCGAGATGCTCTAACTATTCTCTCGTACTTTCTCTCCCATTTAGCTATCTGCTGCATCAGTTTGGGGATGGCGTGATTGTTTCTATAGTCGAAATCAAATGCCTTTAAGAAATAATAAAGAGTCCTAGAATCTCTATATCTACGGGATCTGCTGATTAAAGTGTCTGTTGTAAAACTTGGTTTATAACACTTAAAGTCTAATAAAGTGCAGTGGGCGTATGCCTGTATTTCATCAAACTCTGAAAGGTATTTTCTCTCTTCGTTTTTCTTGGCATGTTTTACCTTTTTATAAGGTAACACGTATCCAGAACATTCATCCTGTCTTCTATCATACTGCATGAAGTGTATCATCTCATGCTGCAGAGTTTGAATGACTTTGTACTTGAATTTTTCCCAAGTATCTTCAGTGAATTGAAATGTACTAAATCGTTTTGTATAGATCTGAATTATGCACTGGCGTTCGTTGGGATCATATTCTCCACCAACTGCAACGTATTGATCATATACCTTTGCCTTAGATTTTTGATCCATCCACTCTATTCTGGTTCGCCACTTTTTAAAGTAATTGGCAAAGGAAGTGGGTTTGTTTTTATAACGATCTAGATCTTCCCATATTTTCGCTGGGACAAGTTTAGCCCTAAATGGACGCTCATAGAAATTGAGCATTTCCATCCAGTCAAAATTAGCAGTTTTCAGGAATTGCATTTTACATCCTGAAAAGGTGTTTTACATTACGAACTGCTTCTCCAAGAGAGCCAACACCTTCCCCTGTTCCTCCAAGTTAGTATTTGTAAACTCAGTAATATAGGGCATCAATTCAAAATTAGATTGAATCTTACTATATTTAGTTTCCCGACCTTTTAGAAACTGTTCGGACTGGTCGGAACCACGATCCTTGTAGCGTTGTTCCAAGATTCCCTTAGGTGCGGTTAGCATAACGATCTGCAGATCAGTATTCGGAAGACTCATGGCGAATTCCAGAAAGGACTGATTAAAGATTCGATCTCCTTCGAAAAGGATATTTGAGTTAGTTGTTTGTAGCCACTTATGGATTTCTGGCTGGACTGCCATTGAGAGGCGGTCTGTTCCAGCGAATGTTTCACCTTCCTGGTACTTACCGAGGATGTAAAGATCTAGTTCCTCATTATACATCGCTGAGATTAGTTTCGCAGGTTCACATTCAACCCACTTCTTACCTTCCATAAACTTACGAAACAAAGTGGTCTTACCTGTTCCTGGACTGCCACCGACTGCCACAATCTTACGCATTCTTAACCTCATTAATGAAATTCTTCAATTCTTCTTCAGTAAACACCCACACACGACCAATGAAGTGGTGCACATCTGCATCCTTATCGTGTTTCTTTGTAAATGTCATCTTTTTAATTATATCTCTTGCAGCATTCTTAGACAAATTTTCTTTAATTTCGTTTGCATAGTCTGGTGCAACTTCTTTGAGTTTCATTAATTCTTGTTCTTGTACTTTGTGGTCTATCGTAATACAATTCATACCCCACTTTTCGATTAACTGTTCTGTTAAAATATCCATAGCTATTTTTCCTAATTTAGAGCCAATAGGTACTTGATTTATGTGTAGTGGATGTGCAGTATTTACAGTAATTGTTTTATACATTAAAATCTCTCCAATCCAACTAACACTGGTTCTTCATCTTCAAACATCCATTCCAAGTTTTCTAATTTACCAGTATTCAGGAATGAACTAAATCTATCTTTATCAATACCACGATCTTGGTCTAGTCGCAGATCAATTGTTTCATTTCGTGCTTGCCATAGTACATCCCAATCAATACCATACCAACCATCTTTTTCTGCTTGCTTAATTTCCTCAGCTTGGCGATCAAGATAGTATCCAAGGTAGCGTCCATGGTGTGCACGGAAAATCTTCTTGAATGAACATAAGCAAGTTTCCATAGTGAAGAAATCAATTTCATTTTTTAGACTGGGGAATCGATCCCTCGTTTCCTCGAGAATAGACTTCGATTCTCGCTCAAGATCCAGATACTCTCCTGCAGTAAGTTTTCTATCCACAAGGTCTTCACGTCCCAAGGCATAAAGCAGACCATTACGATGAGAACGGGAACCATCAAAATCACTAAGCATGAGACTAGTAGGAGATACCCTAATCCCAGCAGTATGACGAAGATGCTGTAGATAAAACCAAGTGGAATAACGCCCAAACTTGTGCAGGCTAGACTTAATGCCTTCCCACAAGTTTTCAAAGTTTGCTTCCTCGTTGTCACCATAATAACTCTCCAGTCTTTCACGTTGGGTTTTGTTTCCAATAAACTTCTGATATGATTCGAACATGGCAGGTAAGTGACCCTTATTCCATTTCGTATCGGTTTGATATCGTAGTCGTTTGTAGTTAGTGGCATTCCACTGTTCCATACGATCTACGGTAGCCAACTCAAAGTCAGGGAATTCGTTCTTCAATACCCATGCTGTTGGAAGTTGATAGGTATTACCATAGAGCCATGCGAGCCAGATGCGTTCTTCATCATTGTGTTCATAACGATTATGAAGATAGTTAGTGCACCAAACTGCTGGATCACAGTCATCGTACTTCAACGACCATGCATACCATCGGATGAACGACTCTCTACGATTTTGTTGTAAACGATAATCCATTATTCTAAAAATTCTTCAAGTGATGGTTGTTCCATCAATGCTTCTCTTAGCCACGCATCTCCAACTGCATCAATTGCTGCCTGTGTCTTGGCTTTCTTTCTATCACTCCACTTGTATGTTTCTAATCCTTCTGCTCTAAATTGATCCCTTGCTTTATAAGGTGGGAGAGCCGAAACTGGATTTGCGATAGCAGAAACTCTAAATGCGACTTGCTCAGTGCGAGTGGCGAATAGAGGTTGGTCAGAGCGGAGCGAGCCTGTTGGGTCAACTGCCCAGAAGATGAGACCATTTCTGTAATGCCAAGTGACTGAAGATGGCGTACAAGATATTTTAAGTCGTTTAGAGCTTCGCTCTTCAACTGCATATTTGAGCCATGTGTCCCAGCATTTACTTGCGTATCCATTTCCTTCTTTACCTTCCAATGTTACTATTTCGTAAAGGTTAGCATAGCCATCACGATTGTGTGTTGCGAAAATCAATGAAACAATTTCACCATTATCTTCATATGCCATGGGTGGTGCTTTATCGTAGTTATGAAAACGATACCACAATGAATGTGCAGCCGATAAGAACTTAGTGTTCTTACCAGCTGGACTGTTTTTAATGAGTTCTTCTACTCTTGTTGAATTAACTAACAGCATGTTGGTAATCAACGGCATCTTCAACTGGGACTTTCTCAATCATCATTGCAAGATGCTCATCAAATGTAATGTAATGGTTCATCAAAACTTCAACTGGGAATCCCCCAACTTCAGCACGTTTAGCAATATCCGCTGTAGAAGTAATTATACTACCATTTGGAATAGATGTCAAGTATAATGGTCTCTTACCATTACGATAGAACCTTATAGTTTTGTTTGCATACAATTCAACTACACCCATTGACATATGGCTAAACTCTCGTAATGGATCGTCAGAATGTAAGACTAACTCACTATCATTCTTTGTGATGCAATCATAACCATACTTGTCTTTCCAGTTTTCTGGAAGTTCTTGAGTAATAACACCGTTGTGAACAATTGATTTATTGTCCTTGTATAAAGGTTGGTTATACTCTAAATCAGACGTAGAATAACGACAATGTCCTATTAGATAAAGATTACCATCGTTAGCTATCATGCTCGCAAGATTATCATCGTGTAGATGCTTGTCCACAAACTGATCTGCTGGAATTGATTCCTTGATAGTTTCGATTCCAGATGACCAGTTCGGTAGGAATGAGATACCTGTTGCATGCATTCCACGAATCTTGGACTCATGGAATACCCTACGAATCATAGCAAAGTCCTGCTTGGTGGGTTCAAGCACGATGGCACCAATAACTGCACACATCAAAAGAATCCTTCCAATGAATTCGCTTTCTCTGCTTCTGGATGATACTTCATCAGAACATCATGACCTAGTCTTCGTTCTAGGTATTCATACCATTCCTCAGAGTCCCACATCCCAGGATGGATGCCATTCCACAAATGACGATCTGTTCCATCTTCATACTTGTGACCTGGATGTTCTTTGTTGAGTCTACGTTCTTCAACATAGTCATAACGACAATCTTCGTATTCTTTGCTACCAAGTTCAAGCATCTTCTCACGGAAATAACAAACCAATGAAACACGTTCTGCTTCTTCGTCATTCAAAACGATTGGTGTGTTGCCATGGATAACTTCGTGATTGTTAATCAGAAGCAAGTCTCCAGGTCTTACATTTACTGCCACACGATACTCAGGAGCAATCAAATAGCCACCAGAGTAATTACCATTGTTAGAAAGAACCAACAGATTGGATAATCCTGCATTTAAGTCACCAGCATCTCGGTGTGCAGCAGTGCGGAATGTTTTGTTCACTGTAATCGTAGTGAATGGTGTTCCAGGAACCAAGAAGCGAGGATCCATCTTACGTGCTGCCTGCATCTGATTCTCATAACGCAACGGTAGCAATTTCTCAAATCCTCTAGCAAGAGTCTGTAGGAATGGATAAGCCATCGCAAACTTCTCTGGTTCACGTGCAGTGTAAGAAGTCGCACGACCATAAGGAAGTCGAGGATAACGATCGAACCATCCAGCAATACCAGAGAACACACCATTGGCGTATGTAGTGGCACAGACGTATCGTTTCTCAATTCGTCTGGCTTCAGCAATCTGTTCTGCTGCAGGTAACTTACGAGTTGCTTCTACCCAATCAGCAAACACAAACTTGTCTTTGGTAACTGCATTGATACCCCACACGTTGTTTCGTGTAGATGGTTTATCAGTCTTACCTTCGTGTTTGCGTTTGATTTCATCAATTGGATCTACTCCAATCATTGCTTTTGGATCTAAGAAATAATCAAGAATGTCTGATTCATACTCAGTCACCCACTCACGATTACCCAATTTCTCTGCACGTGGACCAGCTGCAGCACCACGATTCTGTGTTTCAGTTGCTGCTTCACGAAGTCCAATGTATGCCTGATCTTGTTGCTCTTTAGTAAAGAAGTTCTTACGGAACTTCAATACAATTCGCTCTTCAGAATGTAGTAGTTCTGGATGTCCAGGAATCTCTGGCATGTATACATCCATGTCCTCTTCAATTAGAAGATCGTAATGTTGTTCGTCTACGAACTGTCCAATTAAATGTTCGCAGTCAATCTTTTTATCTGCTACAACTACCTTTACCATTTCTTCTCCTTAAAACTTAAAACCTTCAAAGTTTTCTGTTCTTTGTCTACGACCAAATGTAGACTTGTCAAACATTGGTTCATCATCCTGACCAGCATCAGAGATATTCTCTTGTGCCGATGCTTCAACATCATACAATTTCATCTTCGCTCTATCAATACCAACCACAAATCGTTTAAAATAACTTGGATCGTTATATCGATTCTTCAGCTGTTTAACAAGTATCTGATTTAATCCCTCTAGTTCTTCATTACTCACTAAAGCAAACATGAAGTCAGCAGTCGCAGGAAGACCAAACGATTCAGAAGTATCTTCCAGTCCTGGATCAGAGTTTGTGTAACCAGATCGTGTCGTTTGAGTAGCTGAAACGATTGGAACATTATACTCAACTGCCAGTCCACGTAGTTCTTCTGCAATTGCCTTAACATATGTATAAGAGTTAATACTTCCACCCTGCTTCATACGCTGAGAAGAACAGATATTAAGATAATCTATGAAGATGATATCAGGTTTGAAATCACGCTTCAACTTCAATTCTTCTAACAATGCACGAAAGTGACCAGCATGGGCAGATGCAGTAGGATATTCTTTAACGATTAGTTTGCCTTGAGTTTTTTTGGCAATCTTATCAATACGATTATCAAAAATATCCTTATCAATAACCTTCAACTCATCCATGGTCAGATTCAAGAGGTTCGCATCAATACGTTCTGCGATTCTTTCTTCTGCCATTTCCATTGTTATGTATAATACATTTTTACCCTGTACCAAACATGAAGCACCAACGTGACACATGAACAAAGATTTGCCAACACCAGTCCCCGCAAGTGCAATGTTCAAAGTTTTCTTAGATAAACCACCCTTAGTAATCTTGTTGAACATCTCCAAGTCGAATGAAATCTTCTCTTCAACTCGATGATAATATTCAAAACGTGAACCATGGTCATCCAAATAATCGTGGCCAACGTGACTATCAAACGATACTGCCAATGCATCAGATAAGATAGATGGTAACGCATCTTGTGTTAGTGTTTTATCTCGACCATCAATAATCGAAATGGATTTTAGGATAGCGTTATAGACTGCTTTATCCTTACAAAACTTTTCAGTATTTTCCATCATCCAGTCTTCATTGACTGGTTCGTGTTCCAGCTTGCCGATGAATTCGGTTAGTTCAAGTGCTTCCTTGTCATTTAAATCTTTACGATTCGACACTTCGATTGACAAGACTTCTTTTGTGGCTGGCTTGTTGTATTGGTTAAAGAACTTAATAATTTCTGATGCAAGGATTGCTTCCTTACGATCTTGAAAATAATCTTTCTTAATGAAGGGAATTACTTTTCGACAATAATGCTCATCATAAATCAGATTCGTTAGAATCTTTTGTTCTATTCTCATCAACTCCGCCTGTGTAAATTAAATTATTTTGTGCTATACCTTCGTGGAGTAGTTCTTGCAGAATATCGCCAATATATTTTTCAAATGGTTTTTTATCTGTAAACTTCTTACCACTATCTTCTAGAATTTCATAATCAAACTTTAGATGAAGAGTATCATTTTCTTCATCTTCTTCAAATTCAATCTTTCCATAAGCGTATATTATACCATCAAATGGATGTTCTGTCAACTTTATCGCGTCCAATCCTGTATATTTGGACTGCACAACAACATAAGGTTTATTCAACATCTTCAAAATCTAATTCTTCCAATGCTTTGTCTAGATCGCTACCATTTACCATATCTACTTGACCGATTGAATATTTGTTCTTAACAAAGTCATAAAAGTCTTTGTTCATTAAGATTGGCATCCAAAAATCTTTGGAGTCAGTATCCTTTTCACGGTAGTTTTTCTCTTCACCCACTCGCTGGTACCAACCATTCTTTGGTTTGATTACATGCCCACTCTCGAGAGCGAGATCCAATAAGCCAGACCACTTGCTGATACCACCATCAAAAGATACAGAAACAGGTATTTTAGATTTTTCTTTAACATATCTCGATTTTTCTACATTAATGATAAAGTTGTAGCCAGTAACTTCGGTTCCATCTTTCTCTTGCTGACGCCCAAGAATAAAGATGTTGTCCGCTGAATAATAACTCCCAGTACCCCCACCAACGATATCTTTGGGAAACATTCCAATCTCTTTATATGTATGATTCACTACAACCATAGGAATGTCTTTTAGGGTTAAGTGAGGTGTTACCATACGGAACAATGACTTCATCTGTTT